TTGATACCCGCAAGCGGACAGGATTAGTGCAAGTGCCCAAACCAACCCTGCCGCCGCAAGTTTCTGGCTACTTCCCCAAGTTGCCAAAACTTTTGTCATTTGGATTAAGCCAGCGCAAGATCACTGGCGCAACAGCTGCTGCACCTGCCATTGCCAATGTCTTTGGGTCAGTCACGCCTGCCATGTATAGGGCAAGTGCTGCTGCCATAAATGAGCGCGCCCATGAGGCTGCTACGGCTTTTGCTTGTTCCATTTTTTGCTCTCCTTTTTGACTGCGGCTGCTTTTGCAGCTGGTGCATCTACCTGTGGAAATTCGCCTTTGTATGGCACAAACTTTGGTATGCCAAACCCGACGATCTCTTTGCCTTCTCCGTATGATCTGACCTTGACCATGACCATGCCGCCATTGCGTTGATCGCCTGTCCCAGACGTGTTGCCTTCAATGGTTAAGCAGGTCTTTGTGTCAATAAGTCCGACGACAATGCCAATGTGTGAAATGCGATCAATGCCGTCATGTGGAAAGTCCATAAAAGCCAAATAGCCAAGCTGCGGCATAGTTGACCAGCGTTGCATTTCCTTAAACTTATGCGCACCTGCTGCTGTGCTTACCACGTTAGGTATCTTGATGAAACTTTGCGCCGCACACCACATAACGAAACTTCCGCACCATGGCAGACCGTCTGCCTTTGTAAATTTGCCGTACTTTGTGAGGTTGTCACCTTCCTCAATTGTGCCAACCTCAGCAGCTGCAACCTCGATCAGTCGGGCATTTGTACCCTGCGGATAGTTACTCATCAGCCGTCACAATCGGTGTGGATTGTTCCGCTTGCATAGCGTCATAAGTTGATTTCAGCATTGAGGTGAACTCCCCATTACCTCGGTCAATTATGGCGTGTTCTACAATTGCTCCGTCTGGGTTTTCAATTTTAATAAAGGTTACTTTGTCCATTTTATAACTCCGCACTCAGTCCGATGTAAGGTATGCCTGAACCATCTCCTCGAATCCAGATCATTGCATTTGCAACAAGACCTGTTGAAGTTGGCAAAACTTCAGTAATCAAAGGAGTGTTATTATTAATTGTTAGAGCAGTAATTGCACCCTGTCCGCCATTGTCCAGTCTGTAAGTTGATAATTCTGCATAATCAACCGAAGTTGGACTTACTCGCATTGGGACTGGGCTTTGTATCTGAACTAAGCCCTGAGTAGTGCTGTAAGCGTATCCAAAACTAGACAAGGTTGGTTGTCCATTATTCACACCAGTATTGCGCCAGTAGTAACGCTGACAAGCGGCTAATTCTCCTTGAATTGTTCCACCTGCATAACAAAAAGCCGTTGGACTCGAGCCTAATTCAAGTTTGACTTTACTTAATGTTTTTGTTGCACCAGACGCCGTAAATTCAATAACCACATTTGCCAAACCGTCGGCTGTAAAAGTAATCGGACTGGCTGCGTAACTTGGTGGCGTTGCGCCACTGTTGTAAATTCGACCTGTTGCTGTTCCTGTAAATGATAAAACATAAGTTCCAGCAGGCACATTTGCTTGTTCAACAATTTGTTGCAATCCGCCGCCGCTGTTTATTGTCACAGATTGTCCAGCTGGTGCGCTTGTGTATGTCAAAGTTGTATTTGTAAAATTAGACTTCCAACGATCAAAACCATAAGCACCAGAAGCAAGGTTTGCAGCTGACACATAAGAACGTTGATTGATTGTAAAATTGCCATTTATTACTAAATTTGGATTTGTACCATTGTCCGTTGGTGTCGCCCAAGAAGGCACACCGCCAGCAACGGTCAAAACCTGACCTGTTGAACCAACGCCCAAGCGAGTGTTTGTGTTTGCAGTTGCTGAAGAATAAGCGAGATCACCAAGCGTTGTGCCTGGTTGCAATGCTTTCAGTCGGGTGTCAACGCCTTGCAACGCAATGTCAAAATCGGCAGGCAGGTCGGTGACCAGGTCACTGCTCGTCGGTAAAACAAAACCATAATTCGTCGTTGGATTTGCCACTGTTCCCCCTTGTTAAGTGATAATTGTTGCACGTGCCCAGTCAAGTGTTGGCGACACGCCCGACCAAGTAAATGCAGCTGAAATGTCGTCCCACGCTAACGAGCTGAGCGAGTAAGCAGTAGGCGACAAATTGAGTGTTACGGACAATTGGTTGTAAGAGGCTTGAAATGACCAGCCTTCTACAAAGCCTTGAAAGATTGCGTCCATGTTTGATGGCAGATCGTTAATCGCTATTGCTTCGCCCATAAATACGTTTATGAGATCGTCACGGTCAGCATTGTCTAGCTCTGGGTTTGTTAGGTCAAAAGTAATCTGGCTAAAAATCGGCTGTGGGTTTTTACGCAATGCCAAATAGAAATTGGCTTGCTGGGTCGCATCTGCTGAGTTGTGCAATGTTGTATCGATAATTTGCGCCAAACTGCCATACTGGGCAATTGACGTGGCATCACTAGCTGATTGCTCTGAGCTGCTGGTTGCGTCGTATTTAATGGTGATGTTATTGCGCACGTCGCCAGCGCGGGTTTCAATGCGTATGCCAGCTGCGCGTGCGTTGTTTGCTGACAATTGCACATAACCGTTTGTTGCCAAATACTGTGCGCGGTGCGTGGCGTCAGCGTAAGAAATGCGACCCTGTGCGTCCTCGTAAATGTAACCAAGACCTGATGTTGCCAATGCTGAAACTAAAGAATAAACATCTGTTCGCTCACTTGATCGCGCTGCAAGCTCATAGTCACCTGGTCGATCTATGTCACCTAACCCAGTGTTGCCTGCTGCCGCCCATGTTGTTGTTGGGTTGTAGGTTGCCCATGTTAAAGCTGCTGGAACTTGCGCCCATGTACTAAGTAAAAGACCAGACAAAACCTCATAAATCTGATCGCCGTCAAAATCTTTGGAAAGCACGCCATTGGTTAAAGCCTTTGGCAAACGCGACAATGCGCCCAGTGCTGTGATGCTGTATGTCTGGGTGAACATTGTGCTGCCAACGTCGCGCACCTCTAAGGCAATGTCCACGACCGTGCCGCCAAAAATGGGCACAAATGTGCCTGACGTATTTTTTACTTGCACGCTGATGCTGCTGTTGATGTTAACTGGTATTGCTGTCTGGTCAACGTCCAACAGCTGTAAATTGACATAACCTGCTTGTGCTTGTTCGTAAATGTTTGTTCGACCTGACGTGATTGACAGGTTAGCCAAAACAGCGTTTGTGTAAGCTGCGCCGTCGATCTCTACTAGCCAAACAGGCGACCACTGACTCATGAGACTAAAGCACCAGCACCAGTCGTGCCTCGATAAAAGCTGTCATTAAGTGTTTGGACAATTGTCCGTGCTGTGCCTTCTTTATCGATTGCACCGTTAACTGTCAGGTTAATTGTCGGACTTCCCATGCTGGCACTTTCTGCAACTCTAAATTGTCCAGCTTGAAAGTTTGTGATACCTAGCGCAGCTTGTGCAGCTTGTTCTGAGGCAACAGCCACGCCGTTAACCTTTGTGACTTCGCCTTTCCAATTTGTTTCAACCACATTTTCCGGAAGTGAAGCCTTAACACTTTTTCCTGTTGGCATACCAAATGATTGACCATTTGGCATTGTTCCTGAGAAACCGCCGCTACCAGTAAGACCCAAACCGCTGGTATCAACGTTACCTCTGTTTGCCAAAGCATTTGCACCTGCCAAAACTGACGCTGCAATTGCCACTGCGGCAACACCTGCCAATGGATTAAGTGCAAAGTATGAGGCTACACCTGCAACAATTGATGCAGCCTTCAAGGCGTTGTATGCGGTAATGACTGTTTTAATCAAAGAAATTGTAGCCATAACGGCAGCACTAATTTTTGATACAACAAACAAACCTGCCAAAACACCGCCTACGATTAACAATTCGTCTTTAAGATCAATGACCGTTTTAATTATCTTTTTGATTTGCTCACCAAACTTAAACGCACCGTCTGTGCCGTTTTCTGTTGCCTCGGTCAAACTGCCTTGACCAGTAAGGGCATTTATAAATGACTCCAAATTAGGTACAACTGTACTTAAAACATAGTCCGACAATTCCTCAACGATTGGCAATAAAGCTGCACCGATTGACTCTTTTGCCTCGTCGGTCGCAATGCGTATGCGCTCAAATTTGACTGCGGCTGTTTCAGCTGCGCCTTCTGCAAAACGTCCGTACGTTGTCTCCAACGACTCAATGATTGCTTGGTTGTCTTTTGATTTAAGCAGATTTGCGTCAAGTCCTAAACCTAATTTGCCAAGTGCAACGGTGTTGCCGTCATAAGCTTTGCCCAAAGCATTTGCAACTGTCTCGACTGGCTTGCCTGTCACAACGGCTAAATCAAGTGCAAGGTTGAGCAGACGTTGTGCCTCATCTACGTCTTTTGTCGATCTAACCAGTCTGCCAAAAGCAGGGCGTAATTGATCGTCCGTGACACCGATTGCAATTGACGTTTTGGTGATGTAATCCTCAACACCTCGTACTTGTGCCGCCGTCGCACCTGTGGTCGCCTTGATTGTTTCGTTTAATTTTTCCTGTGCTGCTGCGTCCTCGGCTGCCGCTTTTACTGAGTCAGCTGCAAATGCCAATGCGGCTGCGCCAGCAACAGCAAATGCCAATGCCGCTTTTTTGCCAAATTCTGTTGCCTTGTCGCCAAAGCTTTGTGTGCTGGTTTCGGCTTTTTTTAAGCCGTCAACTAAATCCTTTGTTTCAGCAAGTATGGATAATTTAAGGGTACGAGAACCAGCCATTAGTCGTACTTCCTAACTATCTTGTCGAAAGATTGTTCCCACTTTTTGATGATGTCTGGCTGTAAAGCACGCAATGTCGGGTAAATAAACCAACCGCGCGAGCCTCGACCCTCACGACCTGACCAGACTGGGAACTGCTTATACTTGTTTGAGCCAAACTCAACGCCGCCCCAGATTTGTTGGGTTGTCGCCCCGCCGCTTAGTTTTTGACCAGCAAAACCAAAACTGATCTCACCGACCTTTGATGACTTAGAAACGCGCGCACCTTCTGCCACACGATTGTCCACGCGGTTGCGCGTGCGTGTAGCTGCTGCGACAACAATTTGACCGCGCACATACTCTGCCAACTCACTGCTGGCTTGCTTGGCTTGTGCAACGGCTTCGTCGTCCATAGCCTTAAATGCACGCATAATTGACCGCAACTCGGCTTTGTCGTATGTGATCGCCTCACTTGCCACTGTTGCGCCTCTCTAAAATCTCAATTACCGTCAGTATGTCCTCAGCTTCTACAAAAGTCTCTGGTGGTAGCCCTGTTGCCAAAGCTACCTCCCAGATAATTCTGTTTAGGCTTCCGACTGGGTAACTTTTGGGTTTGCCTCACCCACAACCACGTCTGCAATAGTCTCAGTCCAAACGTCAAGCGTCTTGACTGGCTTGCCTGCTGCTTCGCGCTTCATTGCGTGGTACGCAAGAAAGATTAGGTCACTAATGCCCATTTTCTCTTGCGCCTGTGCAATTGTGTTGCCTGTCTGCTTTTCCCACTTAACCCACTCAGGCGGCGCAGCTGTGTATGTCAGCTGCGTGCCGTCGTTGTATTCAATTGTGATTGGTAGCTTCATTTTGTCTCCCGATTGTTAGTTTTTAGCTGAAGTTTTCGGTTGGTGTACCGACAACAATAAATGATAGATCAACGGTCTGCGCATCTGGTGCAGCACCGCCGACTGACGGAAATACTGGCATGACGTTAAATGTAAAGACTGCACCAGTAACGGCTGTCAATGAAACTGCCAAAACTGTGTTTGGTGCTGTTTCGCATGCTGTCCATAGTGCTTCGCACAATGAACCTGATGCGCCCCAGTCAGCAAGCATTGAAACCTCAAAAGTCCATTGATCGTCAATGTGCTTGTAAGCCTTGCCGTCAAGTGTCTGGTATGTCTCCACTGTTGGGTCATTGGCTAGTGTTGCGCTGGTCGCCTGCGCGTCGTAATTAACGGTTGCAATGGTCACGACTAAATCGCGACCAGTAATGATTGTCGTTGGCATTTTGTCCCCTAGTTAGTTTGTGTGTAGTAAGTCGAAACGTTTATGTCAGCAACCAGCATTGGACTCTGTCCTACTTCCAACACCGTTGGCTTTTCAATTACGCCTACGACGTATCCTGCGGGCATTGCCGCAAGAATTCCTATGATTAGTTTTTCTAGATTGTCCAGTGACCCAGCATTGCTGTTGCTGGCGACAATGGCTGTAATTGCAAAGTTAATTTTGACCTGAGTTTTTGCTTTGCCAATTAACACGACCTCCATGTATGGGCTGTCAGGTACGACAACAATGGCCGGCGGTATTGGTGCTTCTGGCACGCTTGGATACACGTTTGCGGATAGCGCGCTAAAGGCGTTTGCTAAAGCTGATCGTGTTTCGGCAATTGAGTTTGCTGGCATTTATTGAACCACGGTCTCAGCGTCCAAATAAGGCATAAGTAAAGTGCTGACGCGGTTGGTCAAGCTGCGACCCATACGGTATGGGGAACTTGCAAAGTCCACGCCCTCGATCTGTCCACCAGCTGCAACGCGTGATTGAAAGACCTCAACGCTAACAGCCAAAATTGCTGACTCAATTGCTGGTGTGCTGGCATAAATTTGAGCAGCTGAGTAACCTG